GGCCATTGGTTTCCGGTTTCAGGGTTTATATCGGAACTTACTTTATCATACCTTTCAATATCTTTTGGTTCTCCACCAACAGGGAACTTACCCATATAGACAATCTTAGATGTTTCGGGGTTGTATGCAAGGGTTGAAGAAGCAAACTCAATATCAGCAGAAGAACTTGAGGCTGCGCTTGGTGTTTTCCCTGTGCCTGTGTGCCTTGAACTGCGTATATCTACTCCACCCGAAGGAACACTCGTAGTTATGCCGTGTGCAGCATCCTTCATTATGGCTATGGTATTTGTTGAACTCGCCTTTTGAACGAAACCAATAATTCCGTAGCCTTCATACTCGTCCTCTATGTTGTTAGGTCCATAGGTGTCCTCATTGTTATACATCTGAATGGGGTGTCCTGAACCCAATTGAGTTCTTTGGTCGGATGATTGCTCGTATGAACTATCAGAATCAAAACCAACATTACCATCGAGAAGCCTGAGTTTATCAGCACCAAGATACATTGTATCTCGGAAGCCCTGAGCATCATAAGCCCAATAATCTGTAGCATCTTCTGAGGTATTCTCTCCCTTCTGCCCCACATCCCATAAAGGTAGTTGTCTATCAAGATAACTCATAGAGTCGTGTGCCCGTAGTGTTAGAACTCTTGACCGCTTCATTTCTTTGATGTTAAAAGTAGATACTTCGCCTCTCCATACGGGTCTATCAATCCTCTTTGTGGTATCAGCAAACACTAACAGGTTCCAATCAAGGGGGGTTGAGGCAACGAATAGATTTCTCAAATTGAGAAGATAGTCGGTAGATGCGGCCCCACGCACACCACTCGTTAATTTCGGGTCATCTGCTATAGCAAGAGTGCAGGTAGATATTCCATTAACTGTCTGTTTGATGTCCATGTTTGTTATTTGGACTTCATCGTTAGTCGTGAAATCATCGGTGATGTATCTTACAAGTCCTGCTCGGTCAATCATTAGATACGATACATAGCCAACGCTTGCGCTGCTTCCTTCATTGGTAACAGTAAGTTGATAACCATATAGATTAGAGGCTGTAGTGTCGTCGGGCATATCATATCCTTTAGGCGCAGAACTACTATACGCACCTGCGGTAGTGTTGGTCGCCGTTATTTCTGTTCCATTGTGATACGCCCTAAACTTTTCGTTAGTGTAATCGAATACGAAATCAACATCAATCCAAACATTGTCTATAGTGACCTGTGGTGTATTGTAACCACTCCCACCTAAAAGGGCCTGTGTATCATAACTGATTGCATCAAGGTCAAGAGTATAGTCTATTGCTGGAACACCAGCATATCCTGTGTCGTTGAGAAGCCCCGCTTCGGTCTTAGGAAAACCAACTTCAAACTTAATTCCAACATCGGGCCAACCGCCCGTTGTTATTCCACTTTGTAGAGCCAATCTTACAGTAAAAATATCGCCATCAATTCTTGTGTTTAGTGGTCCATCATAGATTAGGCTGGGTGTTGCTTCTGAATCCGCGTCCGTTTTCCTCGCTGCCTGTATGCAAAGAAAGGGTTGCTTTGAAGGTGAATGTATCTCTTGGTATATGTTGCGGGGGGTTGTGGTAGTATGGTCTTGCTCAAGCATTTCTCCCATCCAAACTCCTGTAAGGTGCGCTCGTTGAACAAAGTTACCCGTTGTTGAATGTTGTCCTGCGAGATTTGCATTGTAGTTAGTGTTATCGTAATCCTTCATGTCTTCATGCCCGAAGGTAGCATCATTATCCCCGACGGGAACTATGTAGGAAGCATCGCTATTATGCCCGTTGATGAATCGCTGGTAGAAATCACTACCATACGCAGAATCATTGTTGAACTTGTAGCGGTTGGCTACATGACCGTCGGGATACTGTAATTGCGCCCTGCCTTCCCAATCACTATAGGATAAACGAGTGTCGTCATGTGTAAGCCACTCAAAGATACCATCGTTCTGTAAGTATTGGTTGGTCGCTTGTGTTATCATCCTTTCTGAATCAAGGGTTCTTTCCTCGACAGAAAAACGAAAGCGAGGGTTAATAAATGCCTCTCCGTTCATCGGGTTTCCAAAATGGCTTTTGGTGACGGAATAGGTTGTATCGCTTGGTTGGTTGCGGTCATCGGGTATGGCTCTCGCCCCGTTGAAATCGTCGTAGTAGCCAGCAAGCCACACTTGATACTTCTTCTCTACGGCTCTTACCATTCAATCACCTCAACCGCCGTAACTACCTATGTTATAGTTAGCGAAGTTTCCACCAGTCTCTATAAACCCAATAATTTCTTCTGCTACTTCTTCGGTAGTCATACCATTGAAGTTATTGTGCATGATTACCTCAGTAGAAGTGATAAGTGTTTCAACACCCTGCTGATGGACCTGTCTAACTAAGTCACCTGTGAGTCTATCAGAAGAAAATCCGAAGAACATTTCCTCTCTTGCGTTATTGAACTTGTATAACGCATCAGTTGTTGTAGTCAATGACCCCACTATGCCGCCGGACAATTCGTCTGCGGTAACGCCCGCGAAAGCATCAACATATTCTTGAAGGGCAAACGCCGCATCTTCCCAATTATCAAAGACCGTATCTCCCATCCAATCATGCAAATCAACGAAGTCTATAGCGAAATCTTCCACTATTTTTGTTGCTTCCTCTTGGTCCTCAATTAAACCTCCGGTCATCCAATTAATGATAGAGTTTTTAGGGAAGCCTAACGGCTTAGAGATGTTGTTATATATCCAAAGCATCTCATCACCAAGACCTAAGAATCCGTAACCTTCGGGTCCTTCACCCTCTGCCTCATACTTTCCCTCCTTCTTTATTTGATTAAGTAAGTCCTGTGCGACTATGTAGTCATTAACTGCCTTTTCTGCATCCTCCAAACTCAATATCTCAAGCCTACGAGCCTGTAAGACTTCATAAATAGCGAGATTCTCGGCCTCCTTAGCCTGAACTATCCTCGCGGTTGTAGAGTCTGTTTTATCCCCTATAGCCGCTACCATTGTAGCGTTGTCTTCTAAGATTGTATTCAGGGCTGTCGTTTCCATAGCCATGTATTCTATTATTAAGCCGGTGTCTGCGATTTGCCCTCCCATATCTTCAGCCATAGTCATATCCGGCATCTCAAATAGTCCGATTTTGTTCATTAACTTCTCAATAAGAAAGAAGGCTACGAGTAGAACTACTACTCTTGATGCTACTGCTACAATTGCCTTATCAAGAAGGAAGAATGAGGCGGCTGCCTTAAGAGTAGCGGCACTTACTATTTTTGTAGCAGCCGCTTGCCTTACCATAGCCCATGTATGTATTTCTGCTGTTCCGGCAGCAAGCATCTCTTCCCGCCTCTTAGCGGCCATAGCAGCCATGCTTTTATAGACTTGAAACATCTGAATAGCCATAGCAGTTGTAGTAAGCATCATGCCTATTCTCATCATCCTTTCAGACTTTGAGAACATCATAAAGGCAGCGCCTAAACCACCTATCTTCATTGAATACTGAGTAGCCCTCATGCCACTTTGTAGCATTGTGTTTCCCATCATGTTTTCTACTTGTATGGCTTTCATTTCCTTGTTGGTAAACACATCAATTTCGATACCCAATAGTCTCAATGCCTCCATATCCACCTTCAACCATCTGATATGTGCCGCCCTTGTTGTGTCCTCCATTGCCAAAGTGTTTATCAACTGTATTCGGTCCTGAACTGATTGCCTCAATATATTGGCTTCTACGCTCGTTACATTGTTTTGGGCCTCCATTACTGTTCTCAGTTCGTGTTTATATTGAATCAGTATCCCATGCTGTATTGCTGATTGCTGCATAGACGCATTTCCGGCTATCTGTTCGCCTCTTAAGGCGCGAGCAACAATGTTTTGTGTTTCCATCGCAACTTTCAGATTTATGAAAGAAACTGAAGCGTTCATGGCAGGACCAATGAAGTTACTCATAAGCCGCGTTAACATAACGATACTGCCTATAGCAGTCCCTAATGGTCCTTCTGCCGCACCTGCTAATGTTCTGTAGAACAGGGCTTGTTGTTTTGTAACTGCGGTCATGGCGGGTAATAGGGTGTTACCAAATGCCGCGCTGTAATTCTTAAGTGATGCTTCCGCTTGCTCATAAGCGAACACTTCCGAATTAAGCCTACGCTGCAACTCGTCCCTTGCTGGGAACTGTGCTAACAGGGCCTCTAACTCAAGTTCTCTTACCCTATCTACATTTTCAAGCAACTTAATAAGACGAGTATAGTGTCGATTACCTGCTATACTCTGTGCAAGGGCCATCTTCTGTTCGCCGTTTAATGTATTGTAATGCACGGCCAAGTCTTGTAGAACACGACTGAATGGGCGCATATCTCCGTTAGCATCCACTACTGCAATACCAAGATTCTCAATGGTGGTTCTTGCGCCGTTAGTATCTGCACCAAGACGAGCATAAATCATACGCAGGGCACGACCACCCTTTCCTTGTTCTTCACCAGCCTCAATCAAGGTAGCCGACATAGCGGCCATAGCAGCAATACTTTCATTGGTAAGATAAGCCTGTGAAGCAAACTGATTCATAACGAAAGTAATCTGCGACATGGTTGCCGCCGACCTATTCTCAACGGTGTTAAGTTGGTCGAGAACTCTTATGGTGTCCCTTCTAATTATGTTGGATTTTTCTTGCGCCGTCATACCTTCCTCAATGTTCTTAGTCATAAACTTCGTCTGTTGATTTAGGTTGATTAGGCGCTGCATAGCGGCTTCGGTGGTCATACCACTTATTGCACCGAACATCATACCCATTTCTGTTCCGACTGCTGTGCTACCTTGACCGCCCAAAACACCGCTAAGTTGCGCCATACGCGCACCTGCTTCAAAGGCTTCATCAGCCGCAAACCCAAACGCCAAGCCTATGTCTTGAAGTTGGTCCTCTAATGCTTTGGCCTCGTCTATGTTATCTACGAACTTCTCAAACTGAACTCTCGCATTCTCAATTTCGACTGTGAGGGGCATAATCTCATCTACGAAATTAAACATCTCCGCTAATTCTGCACCAGCCTCTTGTATGCCCATTAGGGAATCCAAGTAAAGAGCAG